TATGGACTATATGATCTTACATCAGAAATAAGATTAGGTATTATTAATGATAATCATAATTTAATACACAATTTCAGATTTAATCATTATAAGTTCAAAATATTCCTCCTAAATTATAAAATATAATATATTTTATAATTTAGATTTTTAATTTTTATATTACTTAAATATATAAAATGGACTCTAATTCAGAAAATAAAATCGATAAAATAGAAAATGAAACTTCTAATAATAAAGAAGAAATATTCGAACCTACTGAAAAAGCATTAACTCCTACTGAAGAAGTATTAGTTTCTAAAGAAGATAAACCTAAGATATCATTAACTTCAGTAATTAAAAACTTATTATCCACAAATAATAAACTAATTCATTTAAAAGAAGAAGCTGTTCTTAATAATGAAAAACCAGTAGATGAAGAAAAGACAAATATTGAAGAGGAAACAAATAAAATTATACAAACACTTGATGTCCTTGTAGAAGAGATTGAAACACGAAAAAAAAAGACTTTTGTTGAAAGAATATTTTCATTTATGTTAAGACCATGCTCATCATAAAAAATTATATATATTATATACTATTTTTATAAAAATAATATTTTTTATAAAAATATTTATATATCTACAAATAAATAATATATTATTTAAAAATTAATATGATAATCCCATGGTCTTTTATCATCACTCATTTTTATATAAGATGCAACTGTTATCGGAGAATTAACTTTCTTATAATGTGTATAATTACTATTTATATAATTTATTGTTTTACTAACACCTTTATGTAAGGCATCATCTATTATTATACTTCCTCCTATTTTTAATAATTTATCTGCATAAAAAAAATCTATTAATGTATAATCAAATGTATGCCAGCCATCTATAAAAATAAAATCATATAAATTATTTTTTTTTAATAAATCTGGTAATGCATTATAGCTCTTATCTTCTATACATTTATGTCTTTTATCTAAACCAAATTCTTTTAATAATTTTATACCATTATTATTCCATTCTGTCTTTTGATTTGGATCTATTGATAATAATGTAGTATCATTAAGTAATAAAATATAAAATGCAGAAACACCAAATGCCATACCTATTTCTAAACACTTTTTATAATTATTTTTTTTAATTACATCTATTATATAATTACCTTCTAACTCTTTGATAGATGAATGAATTCGTAAAACTTTATTATTTATTACAGATCTTTTACATATATTTAATATTTTTTTATAAAAAAATGATACAATATTATTATCTTTTTTTATATATTTTAAATAATTATACATTTCTGATATTTTTATATCAATATATTCATCATATTTTTTATTTAAAAATAAATTTATCTTCTCTATTTTATTTTTATAAGAAGTATATATATATTTTAGTAAATCTTCATAATTATCCTTTTTATTTATACTAAATGATTTCGATTTTATACATTTTTCTAAATCTTCTTTAGTAACCTGTGATTTATTACCTCTAAAATTATTACAATATATATATGATGTATCATATATTATTATATATTCAAACATAGATGCTAAAATATATAACATATTTATTGTATAATTATCACAAAAACTTAACATACTTATTTGAACATTACCACCATCATTTAATAGATCAAAAAAATATGAAATATAAGTTAAATAATATTCCTTTAAAAAAATCTGTCTATCACAATATTTCATTTTTTTCATAGCATCATATAAATATTTATCAACCATATTTTGAATAATCAAATCATATTTATATTTATTTCCTGGAAGATCACAAATCTTCTCCAGTTTTGAATTTAATAAATATAATACTAATTTATTGTTTATATAATGCCCTCTTATAAGTACACTATCTTTAAAATTTATATCAAATATTGCCCATACATAGATCATTTCATTATTTAATGAAATCTCATCTAATCTATAAATTTTATTTAAAAATTTATTTTCTAACACACCTGAATATTTTAATCTATCTATATTATTATTTAATTTTTCAAAATTTTTTTTTTCTAAATCAATCTTATATTTTTCAGTATAATAAATTTTTATTTTACTATCATTAACTTCTAATTTATAAAATAAATCACTCATAACTTATAATAAGATATTTATTTTTTACTTTTTGCAACTATTATATTTTCTTATAGTTTATAATTTTTTTAAATTTTTTTATTTTTACAGTTACTTTTTTATACACTTTCATATAATTTTAATATACCACTAAATGTCATTTTATAATAAATAATTAACTTAAAATTAAAAATATATTTTAATATAACTTAAATGATATCTAACGATGAAACTGAATACTATCAAGAAAAATATAAAAAAGAATGGTTAATACAATATGAAAAAGAACATAAAGAAGAATATAATGAAAACATTGAATATTTATTTATACGATTAAAAGTTTTAATAGATAAAAAAGATTTTGAAGAAATGACAAGACTTATTAAAAAATATAATTTTAATATTGATTATAATGCGGATGAAGATGGGCATGACTATTTAATTATTCATGCATCTGAAACATTTAATATTGATGGTATAAAATTTTGTATAAATAATAATATGAAAAACTATTATGTAATTGGTAGGTGTATATCAACTTTATATGGTTATTATATTAAAAATCAAAATTTAGATGAAATGATTAATATTATTGATTATTTTATGGAAAATAATATTAATATATATACTATTTTTTATAACAGTCTCTATTTAGAATCCTCAAAAATATATTATTATCTTATGAATAAATGGAAACATAAAATTAATTTTAATTTAAGAGAACTAATTGAATCATTTATAATATCTATGAGTAGAGCAGGAAGTTATGAAAATATAAAATATATAGTTGAATTAGATGAATATAAATCAATCATAACTCAAAGTATACTTAATGAATCTTTAAGAAATTCTATTTCAGCAGATACTACAATTTCTGAAAATAGATATAAATTAATAAAATATTTAGTGGAAGAAAAAAATGCAAAAATAGATTATAATAATGAATATAACGATAAATTAATGGATAGAATATATAAATTTTTAATTAAATTTTCAAAATTTAATTTTAAAAATATTGATATTATAAAATTTGATAAAATATATATGCCAAATATATTTAAGAAAGGAATTTTTATAGATTACTGATATTTATCTTTATTATTTAATTTATAAATATTTACATATAATCATCTAATTCAAATATGTCTATTCCATAATCTAAATATTTTTGTATTCTTGATGGATGAAATACTTTTTTAATAAGTTCTTCTTTAAAAATATTACATCGTTTTTTCAAGCTGTCATAATCTAATTCAAATATAGATGGATTTTCAGATAGTAATCGCCAATTAATCTTTTTTTGATTTTTCTCTAAAAGATGTATAGCACTTGGATTTTCAGATAATAAATCCCAATCAACTTTATCTAAATTTTTTTCGAGTATATGAATAGCATTATGATTCAATGATAAACGTTTAAAATTAATTTTATTTAAATTTTGTTCTAAAATATTAATTGCATTAGGATTACTTGATAAATAGAACCAATCAACTTTATTTAAATTTTCTTCTAGTATATGAACACCATTTTTATTATTTGATAAACTACTAAAATCAATTTTATTTAAATTTTGTTCTAATATAGGTATAGCATTAATATTTTCTGATAATGCTAACCAATTCACTTTACATAAATTTTCTTCTAAAAAATGAATAGCATTTTCATTAGTTGATAATTCATACCAATGAATTTTATCTTTATTTTTTTCTAAAATATTTATAGCATTTTTGTTTTCTGATAAACATTCCCAATAAATTTTGTCTAAATTTTTTTCTAATATTGAAATAGCAGAACTATTACTTGATAAATTTTTCCAATCTATCTTAATTAAATTTTTATTTAAAATATGAATAGCATTATTATTTTTTGATAAATTCCACCAATCAATTTTGTCTTGATTTTTTTCTAATAAATCAATTGCATTAGGATTTATTGATAATTCCCACCAATCTAATTTATTAATATCTATCCAACTTCTTAATTTATACATTATTATATATTTATATTTATGATTTTATATATTTTATAAATAAAATTTTTCACATTTACTTTTTATATTGTACAATATAAAAATATTTAAAAATACATATAAGTGTTTCTTGCAGTCTGAAATTTGGCATTACGTACACTGATTTTGCTGAATTTTTATTTTTTATTTTTTATAAATGCTATAAATTTTTTTAAATTTATAATATTCACCGTTACTTTTTTTATTGTACAATATAAAAATATTTAAAAATACATATAAGTGTTTCTTGCAGTCTGAAATTTGGCATTACGTACACTGATTTTGCTGAATTTTTATTTTTACCTTTTTATAAATGCTGTAATTTTTTTAAAATTTATAAATTTCACCGTTACTTTTTTTATTGTATAAAATGAAAATATTAAATTTTGTATATAAATGTTTCTTGTAGTCTGAAATTTGGCATTACGTACACTGATTTTGCTGAATTTTTACTTGCCATTTTTTATATTTTTTTTTAAAGTTTTTTTACTCACCGTTAATTTTTTTATTGTATAAAATGAAAATATTAAAATTTGTATATAAGTGTTTTTTGTAGTCTGAAATTTGGCATTACGTACACTGATTTTGCTGAATTTTTATTTTTAACCTTTTTATAACTGTTATAACTTTTTTTTCAATTTTTAAGTATACAATACTATATTTTTAACTTTTTAATTTATTGATATTTTATTATATAATATATAAAATATATTTTGTTATTGATCTAAAAACCGACTAATTTATTAATCTAAAATTATTATTGTATAGATTATTTTTAATATTTTTTTATATATTGTATTTAATAACATTAAAATTATATTTATACAATTCTAATTAAAAACCGACTAAAAAACCGACTAATAAACCGACTAATTTTGACTTTAAAAAAAAATGTATTTTAAAATTTTTAATTTATAAAATTTCAAATTTTAAATTTTAAATTTCTAAATTTTAAAAAAACTTTATCTGAAATCATGTTTTTTTAAAATTCAAAATTAGTCGGTTTATTAGTCGGTTTTTTAGTCGGTTTTATATCATTATGTTTTATTACTATATTTATATAATCAACAATTATTGATTAAAAATATAGTAAATTTAAAATAAAAAATTATATTTTTTATAAAAACCGACTAATTTATTTTATAAATAAATTTTTAATTTAAAAATAATATATTTAATATATAAATAAGAATGCCTAAATATAAATGCTATAGATGTAATTATACTAGTGATATTAAATCACATATTTATAATCATTTTCTAAAAAAAAATAAATGTTTTGAAAATGTGGATTCACTTAAATATAATAATGATCAAATAATAAAATATTCACTTTGTAAAAATGAATATTATTACAAAAAATTTTTAAATAAAACATCAAAATATAATGTTTCTAAAAAAACGTCTGAATTTATTGAAGAATTAAAAGAAACATATAAAAATAAAATTAAAATATGTAAATTTTGCAATCAAAATTTTCAAAAATATGCTGATTTAGAATATCATTTATTTGAATGTATTGAAATAATTGATGATAATAATGATAAAAGTGATCATAAAAATAATATTATAATAAATAATAATGAACAAAATAATATTGTTAATAATATTAATAATATTAATAATAATATTAACAATAATAATTATTTTATAAATTTAAATTGTGATAAAAAAATAATATCATTTGATGATGAATGGAGTACAGAACATATAAATATGAAAGATAAAATATGTCTATTTTTAAGTACATTCAAATTTACAAAAACATTAGAAACTATATTAGAAAATGATATAAATAGAAATGTTTTGTTGACCGATGATAATAAAAAATGTATTATATATAAAGGTGATGAAGAAAATCAATTTTATACACTAAAATCTGATGAAATATTTAATAAATCAATAAATAAATTATATAAACATTTAAAAGATTTTGAAAATGAAATAATTGAAAATAATAATAAAAAATATGTACTTGATAAAGAAATAATAGATAAATGTGCAAAATTGACAGATAATAAAATTGAAAGTTATAATTCAAATAATAATACAAAAGAATCTGTTAATAATTTAATATCTGAAATTTTTAATAAACATAAAGATAATATTAAAGATAAATATATTGAAGTTTCTAACGATGATAATAAAATGCACGGTTTTTAAAAAATTTATTTTAAAAATTATATTTTTTGTATAAAATTACTATAAAACATATAAGAGTTTCTTCTAGTCTGAAATTTGGCATTTATGTACACTGATTTTGCTGAATTTTTATTTTTATAAAAAATCAAAATTTAAAATTCATTGTAAAAATTTAAAAAAATGCACTTTTTCTATATATAATAAATAGTAATTTCATATATATTTAATGTGTAATGATTTTATATATTTTATTATAATTAAATAAAAGATAAGAATTATCTTTTATTCTTTCTTACTTGATAAACTATATTTATCTCTTAAAGTTTCATAATCTATTGAACATTCAAACGTACAAGGACCTGGATTAGAGTTTATTTTTAAAGCATCTTTCATCGTTATACGAATTATATGACATTCATGAGAAAGTACACATTTACCGTATAATATATAAATTAAAGCAGGAAGATTTTTTAAACCAAGTTTAATATCATTAATATCTATTTTTTTATCATTATTGTAACTATTCCAATGTTCAATACGTTTAATAGAATTATCATCTATTTTTGTAGAATTAATATATTTATCTATTACTTCTTCATAAGTTGTTTCTTTATTTGTTATTAAAGGAACAAATAAAGGAATATCATATTCTACCCAACAGCACGAACCAATAGCAAAAATAATAAAAAATAATGCTAAATCTTCTGTTAATTCTCCAATCAAATTTTTAGATTTTGTAGATTCTGTTGAAAACATAAATTTAAAATTTGCACCACAAAATTCCTCTTCACATCTTTCATTTTCTCTATTTAGTTTAACCGAGATATAGACTTTTTCGGGTTCTTTTTCCATTTTTACTTGTTTATCTATTTTTAAAAAGTATTTTATAATTATTTATTATTATATTTAAAATAACAAAAAATGTCTGTCATTTTTTGTTATTTTTAAAGAACAAATTTTACTGTTTGGCTGAAAATGCATGACACGTGCACTGATTTTGCTGAATTTTTATTTTTTAACTTTTTTATAACTGCTATAACTTTTTTTCCATTTTTTAGTATACAATAATTATATTTTTATTTTTTTATTTATTGATTTATTTATCATAATAACTATAAATACATGTTTTTATTGATAAAAAACGCCGAATTTATTGATTTAAAATTATTATTGTATAATTTATTTTTAATATTGTTTTATTGTTGTTAATAATAACATATTTTATATTTTTATAAATTATAAAACTGCCGAAAAAAGTGCCGGACAAAGTGCATATAAATTAGGAACTTTTTAGGCAGTTTTTATTTTTATTTATATGTTATATGATCAATATTTATTGAATTTATAAATATATACTAATATGAATTTATATTTATATATAAAAACCGCCGAATTTATTGATTTAAAATTATTATTGTATAATTTATTTTTAATATTTTTTTATTGTTATTAATAAGAATAAAATATTTTTATAAATTATA